TTATACGAATTGACTCAGGTACTTCACTTAGATCAATTAACTGTTTGTTTCTATTATAGTTTCTTAACATTTCAGCATCACAATACATGTCTGGATCTAAATCATACCACGCATCTACCTTCTTCTTGGTTATTGGTTTCTGGCGCCGTCCTTCATCAATAAAAACATTATCATCAGACATAATATTTGGTACACCATCTCCAACATCACCTTTTATAAGTTTTTCATGAAGTGACCATTTAGAATCTCCTTCAACAAACTTCTTTTGCATAGGAGAATATTGTCTAACATTAAAGTGATGAAGTTGAACAAAATCTTTATCACTTGACAAAATCAATGTTCTTTCATTTGCTAGTCCCACCAAGACCGCGATAATATCATCGGCCTCTGCCTTCTCCACTTCAAGTACTTGATATGGAAACCATTCTACCAACTCTTCTTTTAATTGATTCAAACATTCATAAAGATTTTCCCAATCAATTGGGGCGGCCGATCTAGTTTTTTTTCTAGAAGCTTTGTAGTTTGGAAAGATCTCTTTACGCCAAGATTTTCGAGAATCACAACATAAAATCAATTCACCGAATTCACTTACAAACTTAGTTCTATATAGGCGTAATACATTTAATACAGCAGGTCTAATTACATCCATATCTACAGAAGTAAATTTGGATGCTGTCATGTATGAACCAATAAAGATTTGTGAAAAATCAACTAGTTGTGCCATCTTCTATTATCTCAAATTCAGCTTCTTCCTCTACATCCTTTCGGACTGATTCTTTTTGTGCTTTCACTTCAGGAGTGTCTTCTATAGCGTGTAAGAATTGTTGCCATTGTCCACTTCGTAAATCCCAATTATAAAACATATCAAAATAACTACGTTGTATTTTCAATAGATTTTGTACATCATCATCCCAAAAATGTTCAATACCCCTACCTAAAATATGTCCATGTACTTGTGCGTGTTTATCTGGGTCTTCTTCGAAACCATACATCCAGGGAAAGTTTGCCCCTGTTTCTGGTAGTGCACCAAGATTCGGTACTACACATAAACATCCTGCGCTAGCCGCTTCCATCAAAGTGATACAACTTGTTTCCTCATAGATACTTGGATAAGCCATAATATGTTGAGTCTTTAATGCCTCACGGATTTCATCATTTGATACTGTACCATGATAATTAACTCCATCCATATCTTGTGCACGTTTGTATATATGCCGGAATTGTTCATCTAAATGTGGGCGGTCATATAACTTAAAACTAGAATAAATGTTTAACTCTGCATTCAATCCATCCTTGAGATCTTTTCTCATAAATTCCCAGGCATTCAAAAGTAATTCTAATCCTCGATGAGGCGTAGAAAAATAACAAACATTTATCTTACCATCTTCTTTAGGTTTTTCGTGTTCCGGAATAGGGTGAATAGCATTTTGAATTACTACACCTTTGTCATACGGAAATCCAAGATGTGTTTTAAATTGATATTGTTGCCAATGACTAACAAAAACTATTCGTTCAAATTGATTCCAAGTGTCTTTATTTTTTAAATGTTGAACTTCAGGATCACTTGCTAAATCATGTATCCAAAGGATTCGTTGCTTATCAGGATCTAATTTTCTAACTCTTGTCATGATCCATTGAAACTTATCTTTCAGCCCCAGATCTCTCTTCTCTAACTCTTTAAAAAGCCATTTCTGCATAAGTTCTGTACCGCCCATTGCTTTTTTAGAAACCGCGTTTATATTTAAATCATCACTACCATGATCGACAACAAATTCTACATCTTCATCGGGATTAGAGATTGATACTTCTGTTGATTTAACTTCTTTTGGGGGATTTCCTAAAGTATTGGGGCTTTCATCCATGTTCACTGCTTTAACCATAATTCTCCATTAATTAAATTGTATTCATTATTATATAGTAATACCACAGGAGTATGTAGTGAGAGAACGGTTTCGATTGTACCTAGCTGGTTGAACTAGGAGGAGAAATTGAAACCTCTACTACCCCTGTGGTATTTTTAATTCTACTTATATTATATCATGTATTATTGATTTGTCAAGTTACTTCATAAACTTACCCAAATCACCTGTAAATTGTTTATCTGTTACTGCACCGATGCTCTTCTTTTTACTTACAATCTTTTCTTGATTCTTCCTTCCAAAGATAGCGGGTGGTTTATAATCCATCCACGTTCCATCCTTAACAAGTTTTTCAAGTTCAGTATAACATTTATCTGAACACACATAAACAGAATCTAATGGATTATTCCACCAATGACCAACATCATGCTTGGGCTTAATATGTGATGTATAACAATAAGAACAAATCATAAGCTAGCTGTAAATTGTTTATCTGTCAATGCAGCTAATTTAGTCGTTGAACGATGGCGTTTAACCATATCCACTACTACATCACCAGATTCCATTTGCTGTGTCCACACTGCTTTAATATCAGGATAAAATACTCCTACACTTCTCTTCGGTGTACCATCTGGATAATAAGCCATAGCAACACATTTAGGAACCACTTTTTTCATTTCATTTTGTCCTGAAAACATCCCTATCCAGTCACTAGTTTTAATATAGTGTTCTATGTATCTAATATATGCTTTTTTGTCGTCTGCTTGAGTGAGCGCCTGCTGCTTGTCCTTTGGAGACATATCCTTGTTCCGGGCCCGAGCAGTAAGCATTGAAACTAATTCTTTATTATGTTTGATCCACACCTTAACATTTTTTAAGGAATAAGGTTCTTCATCATCAAGACTCAAAACATAAGGATGAACATTTTTATATTCTGGCGGTTTCTTCTTCGCCCTCATTTTTTCAAGACGGATTCTTTGAGCTTCTTTTTGAGCTGCAGTAAGTGTCTTTGTTTTTCTTATTGGTTTGATTTTCTTTCGTGCCATATTTTTTCTCTATTGTAAAGTGGACTAAAAAACCAGCGTCCGCGTTTCGGCTGGGTAAAACTCGCCCACGTAGTTTTTTTAAAAAGGTTGATAGTTAGGAATCGAACCTAACACCGACAATTTACCCTCAAGTAAATCTAGTTCTCCATATATTCCAAAGGACATATTCATGGATTTGCTCTTCCTTTGAGCTCTACATCAACCCTTATTTTTATTTTAATGAAAATAATGTACCTGTTTGAAGTACATACATTACATACCAATTCCACTTATCAAAAAAACTGATATAAGAATAGGCTATAAAAAATAAAATGCTAAATTTTAAACTGTGAAAATTCAACAACATACTAACCTATTCCGGTCCAACGAACTTCATTAACTCCGCGTCCATCAAGAACATTACCTCTGGCAAAGTTCCTTGCTGGTGCGTTCCATCCAGCGGCTTTCAACATATCACCTTCACGGAATTTCTTATCTCCAGCTTTTACAATAAAGCCAGAAACAGACCTTGAAGTTCCACCGCCATTCGTAGCAGTGATTTTCCAGTACCTACTATTTTCTTTTACCTCAAGGCCACTACAATAATTTTCAATCATTGCATCCCTGATTTCTACATCTTTACAAAACTTGTCAACGTTTTGATGAACCGTTCTGCCCATCATACTCCAACGTTTGTAATCTTCTTTCATAGCCTCTAGGACTTTTTCAATTTCCATTCTCATAATATTCTCCTATTATATTGCACCCATATCTGCAAGGTAGTTTTCTAATACATAATAATCATCGAGTTCTTCTGGACGTGTATCTTCATCCAACTCTATTCCGGCTGCGTCAGCCTCAAAATATGAACTAACGAGTTCTTCTAAACTTCTGTTTAGACTCAAATCAATTGCGTTTCCTGTTATCATTGTTTCCATAATGTTCTCTCATTTGGGTTATTGGGATTATTCCCTTTTCTCATTCTCTAGTTATATTATACCACAATGGGTCCAATAAGTCAAGTGTTTATTCAAACTTTTTTAATAAATTGTTGGCCTGACTACAGAACTGGTGTCTTGATATCAGGCCATTCCCTTTAGACTTTGACAAGCATAAGCTACGAGCTTTTCTAGAAACTTCGTCTGGGATATTCTTTAAAATAGTGAAGTGTACATTCCGGTATGAGCTGTAAACTGATCTGTCAACATATCGTTGTAGATGTTCTCATACTCTGTAACAGACTTCTCTTCAAACTTTCTAGTCAACTTACAAAATTTCATATCGTAAGTGTCCATTGAGTTCAATGTAATTTTTAGATAGTTTGAATTAGAACTGTTTCGGCCAATCCTCATTGACAAGGAGTTTTCATCTCCCGCGAGATTTTTAGCTCCTGTCATCATGCGAAATTTATTTCCACCAAGTTGTTCTAGGATTGTTTTTGCTACTTTCATTCTGTCTTCTCTTTCACTTGCTATACTCATAATTTACACCGTCATTTCAACATGTTCAGTTATTACCATTCTACCACCAGTACCCCAATGTCTAATCAGGCCAGCGATATCTTCATCATAGGAAACAACCATTTCGGCGAATCCCATTGTTCCATCGGAACACTCATAAAAACTTCTTATTCTACACATAATATTTTCGGGCCTTTCTAAACCACTCACTATATTGTTTTGATTTCTTCTCACTAATTCTCTTATAAACTCTCATAATCTTTTCTCATCTTTCACTTACTATTATACAGTAAACTCGCCAAGAAGTCAAGTGTTTATTAATTATTTTTTAAATATTCATCAATAGCAGGTTGCATGTCATTCCATTGTACCAAAAATCCAATCAACAAACCCCTTTCTCTTCCATGTGCTTCAACTTCATAAGGTGTCTCAAAATAATCTCTCCAATCTTCCAGCTCAAATTTAGTTCCTTTCCAATAAAGGCCAACACCAGAAACTCCTGTTAAATCACCAGTTAAATATTGCTTAACGTGTACCAACTCATGACCCAAAGTTTCTAAAATTTTATGACCCCATTCTGTATCACCTCTCTCTCGGCCATACTCATCTCGATTCATTTGGTGATGATCTAAAACAATTACGAAATCTCTAGGTCGTTTCTCATTTGCATCATCATGAACATATGATTCGCCTTCGTGTTCCGAATGGCGCATATGAATATTTAAACTTATATTGTTTAATAGGCGGGTAGAAATACCCAGGCGAGACAACGCGTAACCACACATGGCGTGCATTGCCGTTTTAAGATTTGCGTCTATATGTTTTGAATGTATTTTAACTTCCATAATATTCTCTCAAATTTTAGGAGACTCAGGAAGGGAATCGAACCCACCATTTCAACCCACCACTAGGCTGAGCCCTAAGATTGTTTCGGGCGATCAACCCTCAACGGTGTCGGTGATCAAACCAAACACACTATCTCTTTTTATTCTAAGAAAGGTTGAATTCCATGTAAGTATCTTGCAAGAGACTTACAGGCTGCAGGGACGAAACCCATCATTCGATTCCTTTCTCATCCTACATATACTATTATACAGTAAACACGCCAGGATGTCAAGTGTTTATTAATAAAAAAGCAAATAAATTATAGGGGTTTGAATTCCTTCTGTAATTCACCATTTAAAAATAGCTCACATGGAATCTTTTGATTTACATATTTCTGGTATATATCTTCAGCTTGTTTTTTGGTGGGTGATTGAAACTGTTCGTTGGAAGTTTCAACTTGATAGCGGGGAACTGTCGTATGAAAGGTCATGGGGAATCCTTCTTCGATTTTAGATTATATTTATATTGGGGCTACTAAATCTTCTTCAAAATCAAATTCTAATTGTTCGTATTTTTCCTCTTCCTCTTCTACCTCATTCATCACATGGCTTTTAATCCGGCTAAAGGCCATCTCATCGGCATATGCATATTCATTTTCTGTAAGTTTGTCTTTTTCTTTTATCATATTTTATCCTTATAATACAAGGCGTTCCCATTACCTATGAACAAGAACGCCATGTTAAAATGACTTCATCATTCTTTATATCAAGTTCAGCCGTTGAATGCGTTCATCGTATAATATCTCTGCAACTTTGAATATTCGGGCCGCTTCATGTTTACTACGAAACATCTTTTTCGCAGTATCTAAATCCTCCGCCTCATACTTCTCATGACCAGTGTGCCATGGCGGAACGGTGGTTTCGAAATCCACCTCAAAATTTTTCATTGGGATTAAAGGGTTCTCCTTTTTCTGTATGGGATTAAAAAGGAACATAACAAAGGGATCATCACTTAGGGGAAACATTATTATCACTTAACAACCTATATATCATTTTGTGGTTTTCAATACACCTTTTAAATTGTCAATCTTTTTTATATGTTGTTTCCATTCACGGCTTGTATCTACCTTATATAAACGATCTGCACCATGTGCATAGAGACTCCTATAATCAAGATCCAAGTTTTTCATAAAATTAAAACCTTCAGTATCATGCATCTCTATGTATATGACAGGCTTATGTTTTCTTATTGTATTTTCGGCACCTTGTAAAACTCTGAGTTCAAACCACTCAACATCTATCTTTATAAAATCTAGGACATCGAATTCGTAGCTATCTAATGTCCTAGTTTCAACTTGTATTTCTGGAAAAGTTTCCCACTCAGGTTGAACCCATCTGGCACCCGTCCTTTGGTTGAATATTTCATATACAAGTGATGCCATTCCAGTATTGGTAGTGTTCGGTACTTTCATTGGGGCAGTTCCATTCTCATGCCCTAGTGCTACTGTCTCTAGTGTACTAATGTTTCCCCATTCACTTTGTTCACTAATGAAATTTGACATATTCTTTTTCCAACATTCAATATGTTTAGGAACAGGTTCGAAGGCTATAACTCTTTTAAAATTTTGTGCTAATCTCATAGACCAAATACCCACATGAGCGCCAATATCAAGTGCCACATCTCGGTTGGATATGTGGGGCAATACTTCATTGAATTGATCTTGTTCGTAATCGCCTCCCCAGTTGACCCAATCATCATCATCTGGAATCCATATTCTTTTGTCAGAGGTAAGGTGCATTAGTATGTAGATTGAATTGAATCACAAAGTCCTAGTTTTTTAGCTTCTTTAGCAGAGAGCCACATATCTTGTGGTGGTAGAAGATATTGTCTAATATCCTTTTCTGACAGTCCAGTACATTTTTTGTAGTGATCGATCATCCGTTGCGTAGTTAAATCAAACTCTTTTACTGCAGCAAATAATTCATGTTCTTTACCAAATGATCCCCATGAAAACTGATGAGATAGAATTGAGGTATTTGGAGTAAGAACTCGCCTACCTTTTTCTCCAGAAATGAACATCAACAATCCACAGGATGCAATCATTCCCATTCCGATAGTTCGTATTGGAATCTTTGAACCTTTCATTATATCTACTAGAGCGAAGCATGCATTTAAATCACCGCCAGGCGAACATATTCCCAGAGTTAATTCTTTCTTCTTCTTGTCCTTGTTGTAGTTTTCAGAAATGATCCAATCTATCAAGGGTTTCATTGTCTCTTGTGTCACTTCGCCCATGAATACATGATGTCCTCTCATAAACAATTCAGAGGATGGATCTAAAGCTTGCGGTGGTTGATTAATGTTTTCGGTCATAATTTTAAAATTGCCACGGTGATTTTACATCTTTATACTCACCGTGTCTTTTTCTATATAAGTTAAAGTTTTCTAATTGATCTTTAGAAGGATCACCAATATATAATAATGATTTTTTTTGGATCTTAATTTCTTGTATAGGACCCAACAGTTTTGCATAAGGTTGAAACCCCACCTTCCGCCAATTCTGGCCTTGATAATCTATCACAGTATATATCTCTTTAATATTAATAGATGTTTCTGACTCTGTAAGAACAAACCCTATTAGTTCACCATACCATACTGCCATTGGTCCACCAAAGGAAGATGTAAGTTGCATGGCCTTCCAACTATCAACCTTAGTAAAATTTTCATCTTCAACATTGAGTAATTGTTTTAATAATTTTTCAATGCCTTTAAGGGTTTCAAATATTTCTTCTTGTTGAAAACTATTGGCAATTTGTAACTTAGTATTAATATCTTCAATTGTATCGCCAACTGCGTTAAACTCTTCAGCTTGGTTTTCGGAAAATTCTAAGGTGAGTTCAGTACGGGATCTTACTAGTGTATATAGCCTGGCTACATACCCCTTTATCATTTCTAAATCTTTAGTGTCTTGCATTAATCTTTCTTCCTACAATAATAGTTTTGCATAACCAAGACATCAATATTTGAATTAGTAAAAGTTCTAACTGCATCCGCAGGGGATTCTACTATTGGTTCACCCCCCAAATTAAAAGAGGTATTCAATAATACAGGAACTCCTGTTTCTTTAAAAAATTCCTGTAGTAACATATAGATCTTTCTATTATTTATTTCCGATACGGTTTGCACTCTCGCACTTCCATCCTCATGAACAACTGAAGGGATACGTTCTTTTTTATCTTCTACCACCCATGAATTAAACAGCATGTGTGGAGACTTATCTACCGGCAAAGTAAACCAATCTTTCGTTTCCTCTTCAATTACCATAGGAGCATAAGGTCTCCAGTATTCTCTATGTTTTACATTATTATTAAGATGATCTTTATTGTCAAAAATTGGATTAACTATCAATGAACGATTACCTAACGCTCTGGGGCCGAACTCACTTTTATCCTGAAACCATGCAACAACTTTATTATCTTTCAAATCCTCAACAACGCGTTTACATAAGTTTAAAAAATTATCAAACTTTTCATATTCTAACAGTAATACTTTTTCTATATCTTCATCAGAATAATTTATACCCAGATACCCTATATCAACAGGTAGTTCCGGCAATCTCTTTTCATATTTTACGGCCATGTTTAGTGCCGCTCCAAAATGTAAACCATCATCATTAGGTGCTGTATTGACATGAACATTTTTGTATATATCTTCTTCAAGTATTTTAGTGTTTGCTAAAATGTTTAATGCACAACCACCACCTAAACATAAATTATCTTTATGTATTTCTTTTGGAATATTATTAAGAAAAATCATTAAATATTTTTCAAATTGATATTGTGACCATGATGCCAAATCTTCAGGATTCAATTCATGAAGTTCGTGACCTGCGGCCCAGAGCCAGTCAGGATTATTATGTAATTGTGGAAACATAGAGGAAGTATCAAGAATAAATAAATCAGGAAGGTCTATTTTTCGATAATCACCAAAAGCCGCTAGTCCCATTACCTTACCAGGATAGGTTTCTCTTTCAATAGTACTAGCATCGTAATTGGTCCTTATGTGCTCTCCATGCTGAAGTCCACTATCGGGCTCGATTGCAGTTTCTCCAAACGGTAGTTCTCCCTCGTCACAAATATTTTTCAGTTTAGTAATGTTCATTTTTGTTTTATAAATGGCACCAGATAAATGCCCATATAATGCACCGAAAAATGTATCAGGGTCATTAGCATATCCTGCAGTCAGTTCATGGATTTCTAAACCTTCACCTTGACAAAATATAAAATGGGGAACTCTATATCGGCCATCTTTACCCCCAGACCAAACATGATCTCCGGCCCCATCAAATGAAAAAATATTTGCTAAATCGAAACCAGAAGTATAATAGGTGGCGGAAGCATGAGCCAAATGATGTGATAAAAATTCAACTTTACAGTTGGGGAAATAAGATTCAATTTCATTCCTAAGATAACCTACTTGTCTTAGGGGTAGGTTTATGCGGGTACTGTTGCCAACATAACAAACAACATCTATATCATCATTTGTTAAATTATTATAATCTAATATTGTTTGTATGGCTAGTTTGGGATAATGCCCATCATATTTAATACGGGAAAATCGTTCTTCATTAATGGCATTTTTTAATACTCCATCCATTACTAAAGTTGCGCCTGATCCGTGTACCCACATTTCTCCAAAGTCTGGCAAGGCCATTGATATATTACCATCCCATCCAATAGAGCCGTTTATTCCTAATATATTCATAATTATATTATTGTGTGTGATCTGTTAACGCTGAGATAACCGGTAAATCGGCTGCAACGGGAGTTAACAATTTAGTTGGTGATATAGGACAATTTGTGTGGATAGATTCTACTAAGTTATCAAGTGTTTTATCACCCATCAACATAATACCTTGATTCTTTTCAGATCGTTTTTGATCCATAGTTATTCTAATAGGTTCGTAAACTCTGCGTGCTTCACCAACATCAAAAATAGTAACCATATCATCATTCGGATAAGATATGTTTATAGGATAAGTTGATCCTATCACTATTGTTGATTTTGTGCCTACAGCTTTTGCCATATGTTGTCCAACAGAATCACACCCCAAAAAGTGATCTGCGTATTTTATATATCCAGCCCATTCCCTTAAACTCATGTCATTTACATAAACAATTGGATTTTCATGATTAGAAATATTTAATCTTAAATTCCCCATCCATAAAATTAAATAATCTTTTCTCAAAAGTTGAATAAGATCAACAATATTCTCCATCACAAATGAACGATTAGTAAAGTCAAATACACCATCATCAAATAAACTTGCACTAGCACCAAATGGTTGAAATACTAAAAGTGGTTTTCCTTGACACTTGTATTCTTCTTTTATTTTGTGGATATTAGTTTTATTATCGCCTTCTTCATTTTTAGAAAAATAAAGTTTAGGAGCTTTATCTCCAATACAATAATCACCATTTATTTCTAAATCAAATGCTTGTATTAAAGAACATTCTTGATTATAATATTCAGATCTAAAATATGGTTCTAACATTATCATCTGCCCGTCTTTAATAATATCATCAAATAATCCTTCTTCATTAAAAGAATGTGCATACTTGTATAAGATAGGATTTTCTTTAAAGAATTCTTCTTTTAGAGAAGTCATGATAGAAAAATTATAATGGGTTAAGGCATAATATTCAAGAGCTGGTATAGCACATAGGACTCGGCCGGAGCCACCATCAAGATAAAATATAGAAGGCCGGGAAGTTTTTTCAAGCGTTTTTCGTTTCATTTTTTATATCGTGTTTTATTTTTTCAAACCAATCTTTTTTCAGTCTACATTCGTAGTCTGTCCAGTTTGGTATATTCCACAGGGTCATATTATGTAAATACAAAGTCATCGAATCATCTTCAGAATTCCAATGATGTTGAAGTACTTCTTTAGATTTTGTGAAAAACATTTGTTTATAATGTTTCCAATAAAACCTATACGTTTCAGGAAGAAGTTCTATCATCTATTTCTTCTTCCTTCTCGGTTGGTTCCTCTTTCTTTTCAGGAGTTTCCTCTATGTTGGTATCTGGTTCTGGAGGTGGTGGTGGGATAATATCTTTTTGAATTATTAATTTATCTTTAACAACATCCGTGTTTCCTGAATCATCATTAATTAGTTTACTCCAATCGGAGCCTAATAATAATTCACAATCATTCCAATGAGCGACTTCACGCAATCCTCCGTCAGGAAAATAACATATCAGTTTATTACTACCTGTTTCGTACTGATGACCAATAACCTTGAGAGTATGCCATATACCAAAGTCACCTCTTCTCCATTTTAATTTATATACTATATTCATGGGTGCAGCCATAAATCCTCATCCATTATCAATTATTTATTTTATCAATATTATAACATATATATTTGAATTGTCAAGTCTTATATATTGACTGCATCCTTGTACTCAGGTTTAGCTTTTAGCCAAGTATAAATACGTTCTGATATATTCTTATTCAATTTATCCATAGCTGTTGCGCTGAACCATGTGTCCCAGTCATCGTCTAAAAAAGGTTTATCAATTTGTTGAACATTTATTGATCCCGTGTCACCAGAAATTATCCAGTAGTTATCATCTTTATCAAGAAATGCAAAATTTGTATCTTTGGCAAGAACTCCCCATTCGTATTTGAGTTTAAGCCATTCAATAATCTGGTCGCCATTAATAAATTCTGGAGTGTAGTAAGGATTAAGAGAAGAACCATCCGCCGCTCCAACAACATCCTCTATCACTACTCCTTCGGGTCCTTCTGCGAATTTGACAACTTCACCGGGAGCTAGGAATTCATTTCCATTGTCCGGATCATAATCTGGATTATCAATTTGTTCCCACTCGTCTAGGAAAATGTGGGGCCATTCACCATCATCATTCTTATGCGGAGGAATTTCACAAACATACTGTTGTCCTGTCTTAAGTTCACCACTACCCGCTTCTGTGAATTGGGGAGCTGTAGGATTGTTACCTATTAGAAATGGTTTAAAGGTATCAAATACATCGAAATCAAAATCTTCTGAATCAGCTTCGTGTTCTATTCCTGATGGAATAGCAGTGATCACCGAGTCTATTTCGAATGTTTTTAGATTACCATTAACTTGATACTGCATTCTACCAGTTTCAAATTCTTTATGTGAATCTCTGTATAACACTAAATCAAAAGTTAACTCTTTACGCGATCCATTATAAGTTACGTTTTCAACTATTGCATAAGTCGAATTAAATATATTTTTAAAAGCCATGCTTCCCTTTTCTTTTATTTTATATCAAGGTTTATTTGCGTAAAACCCATCATTAAATTACTCGTATTAGATATTTTACGTTAAAATATATCGGTATATGTGATTTCGCCGTGCCTGAACCCACAGAGGCAATAGTATGTGTATGCGATGGTGTAGTATGTGTATGACTCGCAATAGCATGATCATGTGATCCCATAGTATGTGTATGTGATGGTGTAGTATGTGTATGCGATGGTGTACTATGCGTATGTGATGTACTCGGATGTGTATGTGATCCCATAGTATGCGTATGCGATGGTGTACTATGCGTATGTGATGTACTTGGATGTGTATGCGAGCCCATAGTATGACTATGCGATGGTGTCGTATGTGAATGCGATGGTGTAGTATGTGTATGACTCGGCATACTATGCGTATGCGATGGTGTAGTATGCGTGTGATTGGCATTCACGTTTCCTGTTCCTCCACTATGAAGGTGGACTTCACCACCATAAGTACAGCAAGTATGCTGAGCACAATGTTGTCTGGCCCCTGTTGTCGTGCCAGAATTTCCACAGTTAACAACATGAGTCCAGGAATATGAGCCATAGTTACAGACATGTGTCTTGCAGTAATCGTGGTTGTGTTCCCCAGCATCACAAATACAATGACAATGCTGACAGTTCTGGCCAGCTGAAGTAAATGGATGGGAGTGGTTGGCAGAAAATGTAGCAGTTGTTTGTCCACATCCGCCGGTTGTCGATGAACAAGCTGATGTTGTTTGTCCACAACCGTTGGTTGTTTGTCCACAACCGCCGGTTGCACAACCAGATCTGGCCCCAGTATCACCAGGAGTACAACCGTTAACTGTAAAGGCACAACCGCTGGTTACACAAGAAGCTCTGGCCCCAGTATCACCAGGAGTACAAGCGTCAGCTGACGGCGCGGTTCCGCTGGATGTTTGTCCACAACCGCCGGTTGCACAAGAAGCTCTAGACCCAGTTGTTGATGCACAGGCACTGGATGTTTGTCCACAAGCGCCGGTTGCACCAGCGTGATTATGAGCCGCTAAGTTTCCCTCTGCTAGTGTAAATGTTGCAGATCCCCCACACCCCGAAGAAGAAGTAAATCCTCTTAAAAATCTTCCATCTGTTAAATTAGGAGTCGTGCCTGATAATGTTTGACTACTTGGAATAACTGCGCCATCACACAATTGCCAACCATCGGCATCTACTGTTCCCGTAGAGGGAATTGTATGTGAACCTGTTAATGCCGATACAATAGGGACAACTGCTCCAATGGGAACCGCACCCTGTGAGGTTATAGCACCCGTTACAGCTAAATCCCCAGTAACTGAAGTACCCTGTAAATTAGCCATTTATTTTCCCTTATCTTTAAAATTAAAATAGCTGGAGGTCGCCTTCGAGCCCGCGTATTTCCACTGCTATATGATTTATATTTATATATTTTACAATACTATTTATATTCAGTATTTTGTTCTTACGTTCTATCTTTACTATTTATAATATTTATACTTTCTTAAACTGCCTTTTGCTGTGCGTGATCTGGAATTAAATCAAACCAACCTGTTACATAAGTTTTTTGACCTTTTAGTGGGGGATTCCCTCTATGTTTATGTGTAAAAAATGCTGGCCATATTACTAATTGACCTACCTTTGGATCTATTCTCAATGACTGATGTAGAAATTCTGTTTCTCCTCCTTCTTCTGGAGCCTCTAATACAACCATCCATGCAAGTATTCTATATGGAGCAAGATATCCGTGTTCATGATGCCATATATGATATCCACCAGTAGGTAGTACTCTGTGAACCTTAAAATCATTTGATGTTGATGGCACCTCTAGACCATACTCTTCAGAATAACTGTTATAACAATTAAACATAATTTGCCAAAGTGGTTTACATAGATCTCCACGAAACATCTCAGTCGGTAAACTTAAAGGAATACCAATCACTTCATCCTTTCGTGACAAAGGATTGATATAGCCTTGGTCTTGAGTAGTAGACATAGTTATGCCGTGTTTCGATAGGTCATCAAACCACTTTACAAATAAATCACATAAATCAATAGGTACAGCATTTGGGTAGATACCTATAAATTGTTTTTCTTCCATTCTTTTTTTCTTTTTCAATTTCGCAATTTTTTACCACATAGACATCGCCAGTTCTTCCCTCATCATAGGAGTAACATTATAGATACCACCCGCCGCCAGGTCAGAATTTTCTCTATCCTCTATGTTCCTCGATAGACAAAAGAACTCCGGCGCCCAATCAGCAAACTCTTCCTCATCCTTCGTGGTATAGTGGAGTATCAATGGATTGAAATGGTTCTCATGTTTTCGTTCCATGAATGTCTGGGACACATCCTGATCTCCGAACAAAGATGTCCGTAGACCCCATCTACTGAGCAACACCCAGAAAGCAAAC